TGGTACTACTCACATTTAAAACAAACAGGGCGCGCTGTATCACTTATCAGACAGCCAGCGTCCGCGCCTTTAGGAATTTCTCGTCCAATTGTCAACAAATTTGGCATTACTGATAAGTATATGTACCAGTACGACACGGTTGATGCGCTGGTTAAGTACAGAGCAATGATTGCCCAAGTCGCTACTGGTGGTGGTAAAAGCAATATCGCTAGTATAGCTTTTGCAAGAATCGGCCGCCCTACGTTGTTTTTAACAACTAGGGCCGTTCTTATGCACCAAATGAGGAAAACATTCGATGCTTCGATAGACTTTAGAAGAAAAAACGGCGAAGAATTAAAAGGTGTGATTTGTGGAGTTTTAGGAGACGGCATTTGGTCGCCATCTAAGCATCTTAACGTCGGCATGGTTCAAACCATTATTGCAAAACTAAGAGACCCGTGTACCGAAAAGGCAATGCGTGAAATCCTTTCGAAGTTTGAGTTTGTAATCTTGGAAGAAGCACATGAATCATCCGGTGACGGGTATTACGAGATTCTAAACGCGTGTACTAGCGCGCATTATAGACTGGCTCTAACCGCAACGCCCTTTATGAAGGACGATGAAGAAGCCAATATGAGACTTATGGCTGTATCAGGCCCTATTGGTATCAAAATTTCTGAACTGGAATTGATTAATAAGGGAATTTTAGCCAAACCTTATTTCAAGTATTTAGAACCAAAGCAAAATGAGAAGGTTCGTAAGACCTCAAATTGGCAACTAGCGTATCAGTATGGAATTGTTCAGAATGAAAATAGAAATCAAATGATTGTGGAAGAGTGTTTGAAGGCTAAAACTCATTCTTTACCAACAATGGTTTTGGTTCAAAGAAAGGATCATGGAAAAATTATTCGCGATTTGCTGGTCGAAAATGGAGTAAGAGTTAGATATATTTTTGGGGAGTCAGACAAGATACAAAGAGAGATTGCCTTAAATGATCTGGCGACCGGCGTCATCGACGTCTTGATTGGGTCAACAATTCTTGATGTCGGAGTAGATGTGCCAGCGGTTGGCGTTGTGATACTAGCTGGCGGCGGTAAGGCAGAAGTAGCCTTACGACAAAGAATAGGAAGAGGGCTAAGAGCTAAAAGCTCCGGGAAGCTCAACGTTGCGTTCATTGTGGATTTCAAAGATAAACTAAACAAGCATTTAATATTGCACAGCGCGCAAAGAAGAGGGATTGTTGAAGCGACTCCGGGCTTTGCGGAAAATATTCTTCCAGAAAACGCAGAATTTAATTACGAGGGTTTATGAAAGTTCGAACCAAAAATCTAAAGGGTAGTGCGCTGAAATTTGCACTTGAGTTAACCGGGTTGCATTCTGCTCACCCAGAAAAGCAAAAAGAGTTGTTGTTTCAGATTGCTAAAAGAAACACAAGGCTTATTAAAAGCAAGTCGTATCCTGACGTTGAGACTTTAGGTTTAATCTCGAAAACGCTTGGCGAGTCAGTAGAAGTTCCGGAGGAGTTCCTTTGAACATATTTCTTGATTGCGAGTTTGACGGCTTTGATGGGCCGTTACTAAGTATTGGTTTGATTGATTCTGACGGCCGTGGGTTTTACGCAGTTTTGACCAATAATGTCGAAAACGCTCAAAATCAATGGGTAAAGGATAACGTGCTTCCGTTAATCGAAGAGGCAAATACTCATGTTCATTATCTGGACGAGTGTCAGTTATTTAGGCATCTTTCTTCATTTTTGTCCGTTTACAGCAAGATTACTGTAATTGCTGACTGGCCCGCTGATTTAGGGTATTTCTTCAAATATCTAACAAATCAAGGCATGGCTCCGAGTATCGCGCCCGTTCGTTCACTTCTTCTGCCTGTTTTGGACGCAAATGATTCGATTGTCAGACATAATGCTTATGAGGACGCCGTTGCTTTAAAATCCAGTTTTGAAAAAACTTTTGGCAGCGCATACATCCAACTGTAGCACTTGCATGTGATATGCTCGCGCATGCTATACTTCAACAAGCAACGCAAATTCATTGGAGAACAAAATGTCACTTGTAGAAAATTCAAGAAAATCCTTAATGGTTAGTCAGGAAGCTCACGCTCGAATCACGCAGATTGCGGAAAAACACGGCGTCTCGCAGCCTGAAATGGTCGAGGCTCTTTTGTCCTGTGTCGATGAGATTCGACTGTCTGCGGCACTTGCGGAGCGAATTCGCAAGCGTGAGGCGGCTAAAATTGAGGAAGAAAAGAAAACAGCCCTGCTTAAAAGAGCCCTTTCTTCCATGTCTGTTGCAGATTTGGAAAATCTTCTGAAAGACAAGGGCTAACAAGGATTAAAGTGCTCTAATGGCGCAACTGGTAGACGCGTTAGTCTTAGAAGCTAAATGTTGTCGGTTC